TGATGAAGCTTTTAGATAAAGATGTTTTGGAGGGTTGATTATGAACGGAGTTAAACTAATAATAGACGACAAAATAACCGACTACAACGACAAAATGGATTATGCTTTAGAAAACGATGATACAAACTTAGTGTCGAGCTATAACGAAGCAAAGGGCTTCCAAGTATCTATCTTTGATAAAGAAACAAACGTCATAAGATACTACAAGGTTGTTGATTCAGAACTGGTTTTAGAAAGTGTTGAAGATGTTATGACCGGTAATAAAATTGAAAAGAATGACAAATGATAATAGCATGGGGAATGTTTTTAATTAGCGTTTTAGGACTAATTGGTTCTTTAATGGTAATGAAAGACGAAAAAGACAAGGACCACGAAAAAGGTTCAATATTTTTCATAACGTGGTTTATAATATCTTTAATTTCAGCACAATATATTTGGGGATAACAAAATGTCAAAAAAGCAAAACATACTAGAGGACTTACAAAACGGTTTAGTAGTGAATATGCTATTTAATATTCCAAGATACGGGACAAGTTGCAGAAGCAGAATAAGCGAATTAATCGCAGAGGGGCACGACATACAAAATAGAGTTGCTGATAAGTCAAGCGGTGCTTTAGAGTATTTTATACCAGAGTTTATGAAAAAGGAGAAATGATGAAATGTAAATACTGTGGATGTAGTGAAACGATAAGAGATTTGCATAATAAGTTATTTTGTAAAAAATGTGGGAGATTAAAATGAAAACAATAAACCGTTGCCCTAAGTGCCATAGAGTATACACACTAAGAACTTTGAAATGTCCTAACTGTAATGTTGGGTTAAAGAAAGTTTATGCGATTAGAATAAGAAAAGCAGGTTGAGAGATGAAATGGAAAAGTAAAGATTTGATATACAGTTATATGCTGCTTGCTGGAGCGTGTGCTATTGTTGCAAGTTCGATATTTTGTTTAGTTAGGTATTGGGATGATGCGTCTAGGTTATTTTAGCCATTAAGTCTGATAGTTCTTTGGCTCTGTTTGGGGTTTACTTACCATAAAAACTGCTTTCTAAAAGATAAGTGTATGCACTGTAAAGATTTTTTGGAGAATCCATTAAAAAACCGATTCCTCTATTACAATTGTGACACAATAGCCCTCTCACTTCCTTGTTGTTGTGATTGTGGTCAACAACAAGCTCTTTAGATTCTTGGCATATTTTACACTTTCCTTTTTGCTTTTTGAACATTTCTTCAAAATCTTCATAGGTTATGTCATATCGTTTCTTTAGCTGCGAGGCTCTTGTTCTTTTTCGGACTTCTGGTTTTGCAGCGTTTATCAAAGACCTGTCATTATGACACTTTTTGCAAATATTCTTTCTACCATAGCTTGCTTTTTTATTTTTTACAAAAAACTCTAATTCTTCATCGCTTGAAGCTCTCTGTCCACAATCTTTGCACTTTCTCAATTTTGCACCATCGCCATTCTTTGTGACAGCTCTTCTGCTCTGTTTATGCTGTCTTTACCATCTCTCATATCAGCCTCGTGCATCTGTCTATACCATTTACTATCGAGCATTTCAATACTAGCTGATTCAAACTCATTCTCTTCTAAATACAGCCAAGTCTTTCTAAACTTCAACAATCCGGTAACGCCTATTTGATAAGTCATCTCTGCTAAAATTTCTTGAACTTCATTTGGCAGTTGTGTAAAAAGCGGTTTTCTTCTTTCAAGTTCTTCAATCTTATCGTTGAGCCTCATTCTAAGCAATACTGTGGCTTCTTTTTTGGAAATAGGTAGTTTTGTACCAAAACCGATTGTGTCGAATCCTAGAGAGCATTGATAGACTTCGCCTCTAAATCCCTCATTTTCTTTTGTGCTGATTACTAAGTTATCTAAGTTCACTTCTTATCCTTTTTGCGATATTTATTCCAAGCTACCCATCCGCCAAGTCTTAGTCCAGACATAATGGTTTTTCTTTTAAACCATCCAACACCTAAAAGCTTCATTGCTTCGTCTAAGATTTTATCACTTGTTTTTTTATTATAAAGACCTTTTTGATATAGCATATCGTGAATTACAAAAGCATAGGTTGGTTTGCCTGTAGGAGATAAGACATTGTGAAGAATTTTAGGAATGCTTCCATAGTCAGTTTTCATTCCTGTCGGTGCTATTAATATTTTATGCACTTTGTCAGAAGAGTATATTAAATCTTCAACGAGAATTCTGTCACCGCCATCAATCGGAACTTTAACGATTAAATCATTTTTAAATTTGCTCATCTTTGTTCCTTATTATTTAAATATATAGGTAATAGCAGCAACTAAAACGATGTTTAATAATGTAAAAAAGCCCATTGATTTATACATAAATTTCTTTATATCTTCAACATCAAAAATTACACCGCCTCTGCCATCTTTACCAAACATTGCAAGATTTAACGTATTTATGTTATTTTTAGCATTTGACAGAGCATTACAGCCCTTATCTTCTTGTACGTCTTTTATGGATTTTATTTCAACTTCATTTTCTTCTATTTTTTTATGAACACGCGTAAAACTCTCTTTTAGGTTATTGTCCATATTTGAAATTTGCTCTGTCAAGACCGCTACGTTTTTCATTGATGATGTAATTGCATGAAGTTCATCAACAATACTTTTTAAAGAAGTAGCTAATGATCTAAACTCATAATCGTGCTTAATAACTTTCTCTCTTATTTCATCATCTGTCAGTGCCATCTATTTACCTTTTACCAACCGGTTGTAATATCGTATGCTTCTACTTCTGTGACTGTTTCAAGAAGTTTAATGGCATCATAATGAGCCTCTTCATTTGTTGTAACTGCTACCAAGTGAACATCAAGAGCATCTTGTATTGCTTCTACTGTTGCTTTATCAGCATTAGCAAATCCATCCTTAGTCTTAAACTTTCTTACCTCGCTTGGTTTTCTTCCAAAGAATGTGATTGCTGTAGTAAGTTTAGCTTGAGATTTAACATCCGTTGCTATTTCTAATCCGCTGACAGTTATCCCTTGTTCTTCGACCTCTGTTGCTTTATTGGCTAGAATAGATAATTTGTAGTCTTTTACCACTTGTAAAGGTTTATCGGTAGCAATATATGAAATAGTGTAAGTATTATCAATTAACTCTTCTGTAGTATCAACAGTATAATATCTTGTATTTATCTCATTTAAACCTCTAGCAACATTAAAATACCCTAAAGCATTTCTATCAACCTCACTTAGTTTTTCTGGGTAGCTTGTACCGCCACTATGCTTAATTACTTTTAAGTGTTCTATTCCATTTTCTACACTATACAGTTCCATAATTCTTCCTTTTATTTAATTGCTACAAAGATATATATTCCATCAGGTATTCCATTATTTGAAATAATATTCCCCACTACTGTCACTCTATCTGCCCCATTTGAGGTCTCTGAACTTCCATCATTTGCTACTAAGAAGTTAGTTGTTTCGCTATTTATTATCTCCCAATCGCCTGTGCCATTCTCTCTCTTGAACATTCCAAAACCTAGAGGGAAACCGAGATTTGTATCTCCGCTCATTGTGCCACCTGATACAGTTACTGTACCTACTTTACACACGCCTATTTCTGAGGCAAAACAATAAGCTATCATATCCCCTGAGTTTGTAACTGTATTATCGCCTATAGAAAATACACTTGATGTTGGTTCTGTGCTATCCCAAGCCTGATTATATGCTGTTGAGCCATTATTTAAGTTTAAGTAAATTAAATCTGTTGCTGTTATTGTTTTATGATAACAAGCCCAGTTATTCGCTCCATCTCTTGCTTTAGTTATTATAAATTCTGGAGCAACAGGAAGCCCATGTCCAACTGTTGCTCCTAGTGTAGTATTCCCAAGCCAACTTGCTACACTAAACCAACTCATAGCTTTTGTTTCACTTGTGATAGTACCATTAGTATTAGAGGCAGTATGAGTAGCTGTACCATCATCTCCAAAATAAAAAGTAATATCATCTGTTGTTATTGATGGGGTTGTACCACAAGTTGTTTCAGTATCTGTTGTATTGCTTCTTTGATGTGCTGTGTGACCAATCACACTGTTTGACAATCTATGGTCTTCACTATTGTTTCTATCTTTACTCCATTTTAGTAAAGGCGCTGTAATAGTAGGGGTGGTTGTTCCAAGAACTGTCTCAAATTCGATGGCAGCAACTCCATCTGAGCAAACCATCAATAAATTATCAATCATTATAGTCTCCCGATTTTAATACTATCTGCTCCACTTGCTCCACTTACATAATAAGCAAATGTTTCTACTCCTGTTAATCCTGTTGGCTCTCCTGCATTACCCCAATCAAATTCTGTTCCCCAACCTGTAATATTTTCAGCAGTAGTAATAATAATTGTACCACCTTGGCCGATTGTTTGATTAGTTACAGTTATATTAGCTGCTGTTGCTGTTAAAGTGTTGTTATTATCGTCATTAAATGCAATAGAATTATCTCCTGCTGCTGTTGATGTTCGTTGAGCTTCTGTAAACGTCTGAGCAATATTATTTCCAGCCATAGTTAAATCACTATCAGGAACAGTTATCGTTCTTGTCGTTGCTGTTGTAATTCCTGATGCTTCAAAAGCTACTTTTTTACTTGTATCTCCATTATCTTTAATCCTGAAAACATCATCGCCGAACTCTGATACCGATGATGCTGATTTTGCTGCATAATGTAAAGAACTGTAGTCAGCTGTTGGTGTATATGTGAAAGTTCCGTCTCCATCAGAAGTGACTAAATTTACAAATGTGTCCTCTGCTTCTGTTGCGTATGAGTCTGCTGTTAATCTTTCGGCTTCTGCTTCCCACTCGAACAATTTTGCGTTAGTTTCACTTGTTGCTGCTGCTGACTCACTCGCTGCTGCTGCTGCTGCGTTTGCTGCCGATGTTGTTACTGCATCTGGTATTGTTGTATCATTCTCTATTCCTGTTCCGGTAGCGTTCCATTTGAAATAAGCATCGCCCTCTGGAGCAGGTAGCGTTCCATCTGCATTTTGTAAACTGTTCGGAAGTTTTAGAAATTGTCCTTTTTCTGCATCAAGCTGTTGAGAAAGATAAGTTTGATACTCTTGATCCTCATCTAAAGTCTCTGCTAATAAATCCCCACCTGTTTGATAGTCGGTTTCTCTTGTGTAAGGTAAATCTCTCAAAATAGTTACCATATCATCAAGTGTTGCTCCTGAGTTTAAAGTAACCGTTCCGCCATCATCGCCATCAACCACAACTGTATAGTGAGTAGTAAGAGTGAGAATGTCTGTTGCATCATCTGGATCAACTCCATCTGCTGTTTGATACACCTTGAGGTCTGAGTCCTCGTATATTTTAAAATTGAAAACAAAATCTGTTTGACTTGCAGTCGCTACAAACTCTTGTCTTGGGTTATTACTGTTAAATGCCATTACTTTTCCCTTATGTTGGTATTATACCTTATTTTAAAAGGTATTCTTGTCCTCTTAATCTAAGTGCCTTTTGTCTGCGTCTTTTTCTGCGTTGATGGTCTGGATCAATCACCTCTCCCATAAAATCGCCTACAGTTCTTTCTACTACTGCTCTTGTGTACCAAAGATTTTGTCCAGGTATGTATGCTTTCGCTCTATTATAGATATTTCCAATAGCTTTGTCTTTGTCTTTGAACATTAAATCTTGAGCTGTATCTACAATATCATCAAGCGTACTTGCAGGAACTCCAACTAATGTTTCTGAGAAGCTATGCCCATATTGATTTTCACCAAGTCCTAAAAAGAAGTCTCCAAATATTCCAAGTCCTCCTGATTTAGTTAAAGCCTCGCCAATCATAGCAGGTCTATTTACGCTTCTTGGTGTTTTTCCTGTGACTGTATCGTATGCCCATAGAGTTATTCCACCCATTATTGTATTAACTCCGATTAGTGCTGATGCGTAACCGACTTTACCCATTTTAGAGTCTATTTTTCCAATTCTTTTAAGGTGCATTAATGTTGAAGCTATAGGAAAAGATTTAAAAAGCATCATATTTCTAGCCATCTCGCCTTTAACTGTTCCTTTTTTCTCACCCCAAGTGGTCCATATTCTTGTTCTGTTTGATGGCATAATCACAAAAGCATCCATTTCATTGCTTATCATTTCAGAAATTTTATAACCAAGAGCTTCATCAATTTCATAGAGTTTTTTAACATCAAAGAACTCCGCACCTTTTATTTTATATGCCTCTGTTTGTCTGATAATATCCCACTCTTTGTTTGTAATTCCGTACTCTTCAAACAATTTATAAAACGGTGTTTCGCTTAATCTCTTGTTGAAGTTTTCAGCAAAATTACCTGCCATCTCTAAACCGACTGATGCTCTTAGTGAGTTTGTATAACTTCCGAGTCCACTTGCTCTAATTACAACTTCTGCTGCTTTTTGTGCTTTCCCTGATCCGACTTCTGCGTATCTGCTATTAGCCAAAGAAGCACTTGCAAACTCACTTACTACTCCAATACGATTAGCAATTTTAATGTTCTTGCTTACATTTCCTACTGTTGTTGCTTCTTGAAGTAGAGTGTGAAGTCCTTTGTTTAAAATCTTTATTGAACTTAATCCTCTATAACCACTTCCTAGAACAATACTTGATAAGTCTGCTAAAGAACTTACCATTGCCGAGCCAAGTTTTGATGATATTTGTATCGCTCTGTGAGTTCCACCGATTGTTGCCATTGTAGCGTCTAACTTGCTTACAATATCGTCACCATCTACTTGTCCGGTTGATAATCTCCAAGCTTGGTCTAAGTGTGTTTCAGCGGTTTTACCCATTCCATCAGCTCTTGCGAGTTCTTTTAGTTTATCAAAGTTTGCTTGTGGGTTAGCTCCAAAGATTTGCATTGCTGCTATTTCATTTGATTGCTGTCTTATGTGAGCATCCATTGTTGCGAAAGTATCAGGGTTTCCATATTCGTTTTTATAGTTAATCATTCCCTTGCCATCTTTAAAATGCAAGACTCTTAACTCTTCTCCACGCTTTGCAACTACTGATGAGCCACCTTTTGCAACTTCAACTTTCGGAGTAGTGATGTTTTTATATGCTGAGTCTAAAACTTCATTTAATGGTATTCCTTGCTCTTTTTCAATTCTTGCTGCATCAAGTTTTGGAGCGATTGATTTTTTCCACTTTGCAAAACCTGCTTTTCTAACTTTCATTGCATCGTGACTTTGTGGAAGTATCCAATCTTCTAATGTTCCAATTCTTGCGCCTGCTCTATTGCGCAAACCTTTGATTTTTTCTGATGCTTTTACCCATTGGTCTGCTATCTGTTTGACTTCTTTTAATCGCTTTTGATTTTTAATTGCACCATCTTTTAAGTATCTGATAACTTCATCTGCTAGTTCAATATCTTGTTTTAATCCAAGCCATTTAGTTCTCATGCCCTCTTTTAATTCAAACATATCAGAGTTTATTCTATTGTATATCGCATCAGTTCTTGACTCTATGTTTGCAAAAGTCCTGCCCGTTCCTGGAGTTGAAGCAACAGAGTTAAGTAAACTATCAAAAAAACTTACACCTTTGGCTTTTTCGCTCTGCATTGTTGCTGTTATCTCTTGCTCTTTTTTCAGGTTGTATGCTTTTAGGTATAAATCTCTTTGTCTCTCTGCAAGAGTATCTGCTTCCGCTTCTGTTGTTTTGAGTCTTGTTTTGTCTGCTTGAAGTTTTGCGTTTGTTGCAGCATCTAATATTTCCGGTGCTTCATCAACTTGTCTTTGAGCTTCTTTTATTTGAACTTGTTTAGCTTCTTGCTTGGCTTCTTGTTTGGCTTGTTCTGCAAGATTTGCTTTTGTGTCGAGGTCTATATCTTCTTGTCTTGTTTCTGCAAATTCTGGTGCTTTTTCTTTTTCAAAAAATTCACTTGTTTTTTCAATGCGTTCTTCTTCTGAAAGTTTTTTTATTTCGTCAGGTACAATTTCGAGTTCTTTAAACTCTTTGCGTTTACCACGCTTCGCAGTTTCTTCTAATACGTCTGATATTACTCTGCTAATTGGCATTATTCGCTTCCTTTAGGTTTTTTTATAGCTTCGTCCCATATAAACTCAAATCCTGCGTGTTGAAAATGGTAAACATTATCATCAGACTTGTAATATCTTAGTGGCTCTCCCTCTCCGATTGCCATATTTTTATAATCTTTCCAAGTTTCACCCTCATCTAAAAGGTCTTTAACGTCAACATTTTTAGTAAACTCTTTTTCTTTGATTTCAACTCTTGTTTCCATCATTTTTTGCCAAAATCGCTCCCCATCTTCTGTTCTTCTTACTCTATCACAAGCACCTTTAAAACATAAAGCATTTGGTTTTATTTCTTTAGCTTTTCCACTCTCTATTATTTTTTTAACCCCTGTTACCATTCCAAAACCAGGCTTACTCTCTAAGTCCTCAATCGCTCTCTCTGCCCAACCTCTTAACTCTTTTTGTATTTTAGGGTTTTTAAGAAGTGCTTTAACGACTGTATAGCCACCAAGCCCGATAACAAACTTCTCTGCATCAAAAGTTATGTTTCCTTGCTCGTCTTTTTCTACCCCTGCAACTGTTCCGGCAGCAAGATTATCGGCGAATTTAGAAAAAACAATAGGGTTTCCTAAATCATCAACTAATTCGTTTTCTAAAGCTATGCGGTCCAACTCGTCTAAATCTGCTTGACTCATTCCTTTATATTGCTCTGTGGTGTCTAAACTCTTTTTAAACATACCTTTGACTGTTTCTGTGGCTTCATCTTCACTTCCACCGATTGTTGGTTCTGAGGCTTCTTTTACTCTTTGTGCTTGTTCGTTTAATGCTTTTGCTTCTGCTTTTATTTCAGGATCAAGTTTTCCCATCTCCGCAATTAAATCATCAGCTTCTTGAGGTGTTGCCATTCCCTCATAAACATCTTCTGGCACATCTTTCATTGGCGGTGCTGAATCAAATTCTTGTTCAAACTTTTGTGTCTGTTCAGGAAGTCCACGCTCTGCCTCATTAAGTTTAAGTTCATCATCAATACTTACTTCATCTATTGTATCATCAAGTTTTGTGTTTATGTCAATATCTGTATGGTCTGCTATGTCTGCGACTTTACCATTATCCATATCGTGTTTTGCTTTTTCCATTAAGCGGATATGAGTGTTTGTGTTTTGTGAAAGTTTGTAGTTTTCTCTTTGTGCAAACCTTGCGAAAATCTCTTTATCTGTTTTGTCTATTATTTTAGAATCAATCTTGTTAAGAGTTCTTGTGTCGATTACTGCCGAGCCTATTCCTCTAATAAGTCCTGCAAACCCACTATTGATTAGAATGTTTTTTGCACTATCCCATAGAGTGTATTCAAGACTTGCTCTCTCCATGTGTTCACGAACTCTTTGCTCTCTGATTGATTCACCAATTAATGCTACTCCGGCTTCGACTCCAAAAGCTTTTACAGCACCTTTAACAACTGAACTTCCCATTATTTTACCAGGACTCATAAAGTCTATTGCTGTTTCAGGCTGTAGAATGTGTGCGGATAGTGACCCTGCGATGTAAGTTGCTGTTGATGTTCCCTCTTTTTGTTTTGCTAATCTTTCTGAATGAGCTTTAGTAACATTAGAATACTCATTGTTAAAAACATCTTCGCTATACCCTTGTTTTTTTGCAAGTAACGCACCTTTGATTGCATCCATATTGTAAAGTAAGTCTGCTCCTGAGAAGTGACCTGCTCCAGGAATAATATTATTTTTATCATCTAACATAAAAGCTTCACCATCTATCGCTCTTTGGTGTCTGCCTCTGTTGTCTGCCATAATTGTATAATCTTCGATATTTTTCCAAGCGTCATAGAATTGTGAGTTATCTGAGTAGTCTGAATAATTAGAATGAATTTTTGAGAATGTTTCATCTTCTACATTTCCACCATAGCTAAGTTGTCCTACATCCCAACCAACACTAAATCCACCTGGAGTTGCTTCTTCTTCTGTTTCAGTATCTCCAAGTGTTAATTCGCCTTGATATTGTTCCATTTTATTTATCTTTCTGCTTATAGTCTAAAACGAAAGGCTTTGTTTTATCTTCTGTATCTCTTGCAAAATAAGAACTTCCATCATTTACAATCTTAACATAATACTTACCACTTCCTGCGTGGTGTAGCTGATAGTTACCTGTAGCAAACATATCTGTCATATCTTGAAGCCCTTTTGATAGTATCGGTCTGCCTGGTATCTCTATGCCATCCAACCAATCCTCAAAATCATCTTTATCCACACCATAAGGAATTATAACTTTTTTATTATTGTAAGTTTCGATTTCTCCGATAGAATTTGTAACGATTGCTTCAAAATCATCAGTAGGCTCACCATTCAATGCCAACCCTTTTGCATAGCTTAGTATGCCTTGATAGTTTTGGTTGAATGTATCGCTACCATATCCACCATAAACACCTGCAAGTTTATTTTTAAGAGTGTTTTGGAAGTCAGGCTCTAATGCAACATCAGCGTTTTTGCCTAAAATTGAAAGTCTTGCTACTTCTTTATTGCCATTTGTGAGCATATTTCCTGCAAAAGCGTATGTTCCTGCACCTTTTTTGAATAATTGTCTGTATGCTACATCACTATTCTCTGGTATTATCGCTTCTATGCTTTCTAAAAACTCCATTTTTTCATCGACTGTTGTTTCAATATCATTCATTTTCGATACAATTCCATCAACCTCTGCTAACTTCAAGTAGTTTGCAGGTGTTCCATATTGGTCTGATGCCATATCGCTTTGAAGTATTCTACCACTAAGCATTGATACATCATCCCAAGATACAATTCCCTCGTCTGAGATTATTTCATCTTGTACTGCAAGAGAGATATGATCTTTCTTAGCAAGAGTTTTTTTAGCATTGAATGTCGCTCTTAATTCTTTAGTTAATTCTACATCAAATGCTGACTGTGTTTTATCTGCTTCTCTCTCGTTTAGTTTCTCTTCAATTTCTAAAAATGATAAGTGCTGATTTTTAGATACTTCTGCTCTTACTGCTTTTGCCATAAAATATTCGTGTTGTTTTTTCTCGCTTAGTGTAAGAACTGCTTTGTCTGCGTCTTTTTCATTTGTTGGTATCTTTCCATCTTTGTTAACTTTGATAGCTTCATCAACTGTTATAGTGTTTTGTTTAGTGTTGAGGCTTTGGTCTGCTTTTATAAGTTTTAGTTTCTTACTATACTCTGATAACATTAAATTTTTAACTTTTATCTTCTCTTGCTCATCATAAATTCCGCTATGCTTCTTTTTCTCAAAGCTTTCTATGTATTTTTCAGCTTTGCCATTTTCCATAGCTTCTTTAAATTCAACTATCGTTTTATCTGTGTAAGCTTTTTGAGCGATTTCTTTACCAAAAACTTTTACACTCTCTTCTGTTACCCATTTTTCAGCAATGGCTCTTTCTTGAAGTGAAGCGATTTGCTCTGAAAGTTGTATTATTTTATCATCTTCTTTATTTTTAACAGCTTCTACAAATTCACTCTCTAATAGTTTTAAACCTGCGATATAAGTTTCTTTGTCTTGTTTAAAAGTTACTTCTTGCCTGTCTTTTGCTAAATTGTTTGCTGTTGCATCTTCGTAAACAGATAGTGTTTGTTGTGCGATTGCTTTACTATACTCATCAGGAGAGTCTGCTAGTATTGCTTGAGAATATTTTTGATATGTTTTTCTAAACACTTCTGGGTTGTTTCTTGTTTCAGGGTTTTTACTAAGTTCTATTACTAAGTTGTCTGCATAATCTTTCGCATCCGCTTTTGTTTTTAAAGAGTATGCTGTATGTCCTGCGTCTTTGTATGCTTTATCATAGACTGTATATCCGCTTTCAGGTGTTTTGAATTCGCCTTTTTGAACATCAATTACTGCTTGTTCTTTACCCTCTTGAGTTCGTATTTCTTTCGCTTCTTTGAAAGCTACATCACCCCACAACTCTAATGTTTGAGAAAGGCTCTCCCAAGTCTGTGCTTTTGCTTGATGAGCGACTGCACTTGCTCCGGTTACTGCTCTTACTTCTGATGGTTTGTATCTTGGTAATGGCATCTATTGTCCTTTAGCCGGTGCTTTTGGAGGTGCTTTTAGTCCTGCTACCCTTGATGCACCTGAGAGAAGAGAACTTCCCATTTTTATATAGCTTTGTGTTTTCGCTGCTTTCCCTGCTGCTCTGTATGCTCCGGCTTGTGCTTGACCTCCGGCTGTGATAAGAGTTTCGTCATATCCTGCTCGTCTTACATCTTCTTCTTGTAATGTGCTGATTGAAGATATTGTGCGACCTTGTGCCGCTGCTCCAACATTTTGTGCAGCCATTGTTTCAATTAATGCTCTTTTTCTATCAATTAGCTGAGAGGTTGCGTCTGACTCTGCTTGTCTTGCTTGTGCCTCTGATGCTGCTTCTTGTGCCTCTCCTGCTGAATAAGCACCATAAGCACTTATTGCTGTAGATGCTATCGCTGTTGTGACTGCTACTGTTACCCAAGACATAAGGACTCCTCTTTTTGTAATTGTAAAAACTCTTCTTCATCAATAATAAATTCTTTTTCTATTATATCTAAATCAGTTTCGTTTGTTGCGTGAATGTTAATCCAAACACTATCTTCGTGTGCTAATCCTGCTTTTTTAGTGAAAGCTTCGCTCTCTGCTATAAATGGTGCTTCTACTTCAAAAGTTTCATTCTCATCATAGATAGTCATTTTGCCTTTGATTAACATATTCATTGTTTTGTGTCTATGCCTTTTGCCAATAATAAAAACACCTTTAGGTATGTGAAGTTCTCTAATATATAAACCTGGCGAAAATGTATGTTTTGTCTCTAAGTCTATTTGCTCTTGAACTTGTATGCTTTGCTCGAGTTTAGCTAAATTCATTTTGATTGTACCTCGCTCTCTGCGGATAATAATTTAAACGGTGTAGCTGTATCAGAAGAGATTGTAAAGTTCTCTAATCTTCCAAATCCTAAGTGTCTAAACTCTTTTATTCCTGTAAATGGTGCAGGAGTTGAGTCTAAAATATCTTCTCCAAACTTTCTAAACGGTACGACTTTGCCATTAACTTTCATATTAAGAGTGTCTTGTATTCTTAGAGTAGTTTTTAGTATTCTTTTGTGGCGATTAACACTACTTCCTCCACCCATATTAGGTGAAATAGGTAACATTTCAATCTCTGCGTTAAAACCTAAACCAACATTTGCTGTTGTGAAAGTTCTCTCTGTTGTTACTTCACCGCTTGATACTACTTGGTCTTCCATTACTGAGCCATCAGCGATTATTTGTACTGTTTGTCCCTCTAAATGAGAGAGTCCTGATATTGTTGGTCCACCTGCTCCTACTTCAATGTGAGAGTCTGAATAAACATCTGCGTTGTATTTTTCTAAGAAGTAACCGTTATCTCTGCTGACTATGAAGTATAAATCATCATAAACCGCTTCTGCACTCTTAAATAAACCATCGGTGTTCCATCTGGTCCATCCTGCAACTTCTTCTGCCCTTAATGTATTAAATACCGCTATCGTTCCATCATCATTCACAAGTAAAACAAGATTTGATATGTCTATTGCTGTACCTCTGACCAATGTTGTATCTACCGGTGCTGAGATAATATCGTATGCTAAAGTTGAAGCTGATTGTGAAGTGTAGCTATCTTCTGCGAATGAGAAAATAAACTCTCTTAAGTTTCTACCTGTTCTATCCATAAAGAGTGTTGCGCCATCTAATAGTTCCGGTCTTATTCCTGCTAAACTTCCATAGTTTGTGTGCCTTACCCAAGCACTATCTTCTGGTGTTATCGGTTTAGCTGAATTACTAAACTCTCCGCCCTCTGTAAATACTAATAGTTGTTTACCTGGAAAGATATTTACAATCGGATTGATTTGGTCTGTATCTAAAGTATCGTTGATTGCTTCATCAGCAAGTCCTGTTCCCTCGTCTAAATTATAGAAGCTGTTTGTCTTGCTCCCTAGTATTGTTTGAGGTCTTGACTTTAATCCTGCATACCATAGTCTCGCTTCAAAGAATGTGCAGACTTTTGGGTAGCCTCTTGTTACAGAGATAACCGCTTCTGCTCCAGAGCCAAAATCATAAGTTGGTATGTTGGAAAGAGTGATGTCTGAAATACTCCATACACCAGTTCCGCTATTTCTTACAAGTTTTCGTGGTATGTGGTCTTCGTGAGTGATTATCATAGTGTCTGCTGATTGTGCAAACCCTATCTCCTGGACTTGTGCCAATGTGTAAGTAGTAGTAACATCTTGAACAAAAGCATCATCTTTATATACAGCAATGTTTGTGTTTGTAAAAGCTAAGGTGTAAGCTTGATTTACATTAAAAGCAAATTTAATTAATCTTCCATCGCCATCAAGTTCATCAATGTATTTAAGTCCACTGCGTTTAAATGCTCCACCGTGAGGATGAGCGTTTACATTTAATCCATCACCTATACAAGTGTAGTATTTGTTAATATCTACTCTGCCAAAAGCAGTAGGAGAAAGTATCCCACCATTGAAAGAGTGCTGAATAACTCTACTTCTTCCCATTATATATGTCTCACTCTTATATAAGGATCATCAACAATCGGTACATTTGGAGCAGATTGACTATCAGCATATCTTGCTTGTCTTGATTCTCTTTCATATAATCTAGTCATTATATCAACTTTGTTTAAATCTTCTGTTATTGGTACTGCAAACTCTGCAGCTAATTTGTACTCAAAAGCTTTTACAAAATAAGCAGGGAACTGGTCCTCTGTTACTTTCCAAATGTAGTCAATTTCAATAGATGGAGCATCACTATAAAGTTTGTCTCCGAGTATTCTATATATACTTGCAGGATAAGTAGTGATAACCATAACCATATCGGTTGGAAGTTGGTACTGGAATTGATATTCGTTTTGTGGTGTTGCTGCTAATTTAGAGAGTGAGGCTTTTTTAGTAGCAAAGTTCCATCTGTGAGAAGACAACATACTGAGATAAGCAGTTTCATATAAGTTGGCTGCAACTCTTGACCCTGCTCCCTCTTCTGTAAAAGATGATATTGGCTCATCACCTAATAAAACTAATGCGTTTGATGCGATTGTTACTTTTGAGAAAGCCATAAGAACTCCTTATGCGAGTGCCTCGAAAGACACTCTTTAAAAAGTTACGCTAAAGCGGCACTTATTGTTGTTATTACACCTGCTGTGTTAGCAGCAACTCCAACAACTTCTGCACCATCAGAAGAAACACAAAATATAAAATCTCCTGCTGATAACATATTTTCAACACCGTTAAAATAACCACTTCCCCCTGTTGTTGCCTTATTGTCCGTTCCCGTAATATAAGTAAACAGTTTTGGAGCTGCCGAGCCTTGTGCTACACTTGCACTTGCAAAATTATCTCTATCAAAAGCCATCTAATCCTCCTTAAATCATTGTGTATTGTACTTTGACAATACCAACTTCATCGATAATAATAGCGTTACCTTTATAATCACCACTTGATAAGTGAGACTTTTTAGAAGCTACCCAGTCTACAGAAGTTTGCATATCAATTCCGATTGCTTCACCTGCTGCTTTCTTTTGCCAAGCAAAACCATCTACAACATCACCTGTTGTTGGATAAGTTCCTGCACCATCGTGAGGTAAACCACCCTCAACACGCTTACCGATTCTTACAAAAGTAAATCCCAAGAAAGTGTTAATCTCTCCACGAACTAATGCTTGAACTGTGTTGTAGTCACTTGAAGTTAATTGAGTTTCGCCTAATAGTGTTTTAAAACCATTTGCATTGATAGCGATATATCTTCCATCATCATCAACCTCATTATCATCCATCCACTCTTTAATTGCTAAAAGCTTAGTGATATTCATACCGGTATCAGCACCACCAACCGAAGTTAGAACTGTTGCACCGTTTCCTGCTGCACTATCATAAGTACCTGCTGCTAAAGCATTGATACATAGTTGATCTCTTGTACGACCAATCGCACCTTTGATTGTTGTAGATAATTCACTTACTTCGTCAGGTAAAACTTCTTTTTGCTTGAAGATGTCTGTATATTCAGAAGCCTCATAGTCTTTTAAAGTTACCGTTACTTTGTTGTGATCTACATTCATTGCGATTACATCAGAAGATGGAGCTGTACGCTCATTCGCTTGACCTTTGCCCATTTTATTAAATGTTGCTTTTTCACCCGTTACATTGTTTCTCTGTCTGAAAGTACCACGAAGAACACCCATTGATTGATAATCGTGTTTCGTCATAGTATCAAATTGAGTTACAGCGATTGTATTTAAGAATTGACTCATTTTATACCCTTTGTTTAAGTTTTTAGATTATTGCTATCAGTTTTGGGTATCTCCTGAAAATCAGGAGGCTGCAACTCTAGCTGCTAACATCCAAACTTTCAGGCTCAATGAGGTATCTGTAGGTTTGTAGATTAAATATCTGCCATATTGTACCATAGTTTTTCTCGACTGCCTAATTTTTAAGCAATTTTATGCCTATTTTTCTTTTATGAGGAAGAGGAGTAACCCTCTATCCTTGCATTTGTAAAGTCATTTCATCCATTTGCTTCTTGTAAGCAGGATCAACACTTATTCTTAAGTTACCGTGATTATCTTTAGCCATTAGCATATCTGCGTACTCTGTTTGAGATAACTTGTTTGCAGGTTGAGCGTTACTGTCTGCTACTTTGCTACCTTTAGATTTATCAATAAAGAACTCTAATGCTTGGATTGCTTCTGCTGTGTGTCCCATTGGTACAACCATTTCTACAATCTCTTTTGGTGCATTTACATTAAGCCAATCATTTACATTTTGGATTCTTGCCTCTGCGTTTTCACCTAGTGCCTCCATAGCGTCTTTTTTGCCTTGTTCCATTTGCGTAGTTTGTTGTTCATTAAGTTTCGTAACAAGATCATTAAACATTCCTTGGCCCATTTGATGTTCTTTTCCGGCTGCTTTTAGTATGTCAAGCATCCCCTCATCTAAACTTCCATCCTCATATCCCTCTGGCATACTATATTCATCAGGGGATGATTCAAAACCTCCAAATCTACTCGCTAATTCAGGATAAGCTTTTGCTTGGTCTTCAACTGATTTATACTTATCTACTTTCAACCAGTCTGGAACTTCACCGTTTCCTCCGACTCCTTTATTGTCGTCTGTAGGCGATTGATAAAACCAACTTGGTGTCTCTGTTTGTGTATTGTCTTGGGCATTTGTATTTTCTTCCAAATGGTATCCTTTTTATACGGGCTTACAAGTCAAGCTATGCCATAGTTTATGAGTTATTACTAATCTCTATGTGTGCTAATATCTGTTTAACTACATCAGCACGACCTTGTTTAATCCCAATACCAACTTGTGTATCGTGAGGAGTTGCAATATCTGTTAAAAGAAACTGATTAACCATCAAATTAAGCACTTCTTTACCTGCTTTACTGTTGTATAACTTTGCGATTTTATGTGAGATTTCTAATCGCTGTGTGTTTAGTTGTTCGCTACTGTCTTCTGAGGCTTGGTCGAATTGTTCCCATCCCTTTGCTTTGATAATATGTTCTCCTGCTACTGACATTTACTCTCCTTATATTGGCGGAAGCTGTTGAGGCTCTTCGGTTTGAGGCATCTGTCCACCTTGTTCCATTTGTTGTCGCACTGCTGCACCAACTTGTTGCTTAATCTTCTCTACTTCTTCTGGGGTGTTGAAGAGTTCTTGGTCTATTCCCATCTCTTTTGCTATGTAGCCTGGTATCTGGTCCATCTTCATCCCCATTTTCATAACTTCTGGACCCATTGATGATGAGTAACCAATCCATTGCATAACATTTTTAACTTTCTCACTACCTTGCATCTTAGCAAACGGTGATGTGAACTTAATCCCAACTAACTTACCATCAAGTTTAATGTCCGGTGCTTTTCCCTCATCTTTTAGAATTTGGATTACTCTTCTCATAAACTTTTCTAAGAACTCTGTTTGAAGCCTACCAAATGCTGCGGCGGTTGATTGAAATACATCTGCTTCTCTTGCAGCTATCTCTGTTGCACTTCTTACTGGAGTCTGGTCGATGTTTCCAAACGGGTTAGCTAAGAATATTTCATTTACTACTGCTCTTAGTTGGTCCATTCTATTCTCTGATAACTGATACCCACTTGATACTTCCAAAGGTCTTAGCGATGGGTTAGCTGTATCGTTAGAACTTACCGGAATAATACTACCTGGCTGTAAGACAACATTGTAAGGATTAAACGAGCCACTATCTACTGCTGTGAAGATTGGCATTGAGTTTATACCATCTGCTCTTAATGCGTTCTCTGCTAACTTGTTTAAAGTCTTAACATCTTCTATGATGCGTAAACCTCTACCAAAACCAAGAACATCGCCGGGTCTTACACTCTCTCTAAAGATAATAAACGGTGAAGTATCCATCTCTTCTTCGTGCATGATAGTTTTTTCAGAGTTCTCTATTACATACATAGTGTAATCTGATTTCTTCTCGTTAAACACTACACCCTCAAAGACTGTGATTTCCATATCTTCATTTCCGGCTGCTTTTTGCTTTACTGTTTCAGGTATTACGGCATTAGGCCAAATATCATTAATTTCAGACACTTTGACTTTAAACTCTCTCCAAACTGTATCTATTGAGCCTCTTGAACTTGACTCAGGGATAATCTCCTCGAGAGGTATGGACCTACAATTAATTAAAGACGCTTCATTGGCTCTTGAATTTCGCTCAACTATCATTCCGCCTGTGCTTATTCCTAAATCTAAAAAGGCTTCGTGTTCTGCTGTGTAGAAGTTGGAACGGTGAATATGATTAAACACTACTTCTGATAACTTGTCGAGCTTCTTTTGGATGTTACCTTTCTCTTCCTCTGGTATATCACTACCAGGTTGAAACTTTAGCCACTCTTCCCAAGCAGGAGTTAAAAGGTTTTGAAGTTTAGTTGCATACTTCTCTATTGCATTAGAAGCTGTTGAGTCAAACTTAACTCCACGCTCTATAACATTACCTTTTTGCTGTTTCATCGTGTCTCTAAGAGGCAGAATGTAGCGATATGCCTCTTGAAGCTCTCCCTCTCTCTTTAACTTAGCCTCTTTAGCTTTCGTTATTCTTTTTAGTAGTTGCTTTGCGTTTGCCACTTGAAGCCTCCTTTTTAGGTTTCTCTACCTTACAATCACAAACAAAATCTTTCGACTCGTATGATATTCCTGGTTGGAATTGTTTTAGCCAATGGCACTTATCGCATCTAAATGTAGTAAAATTATCTAACTTCATCTTATGCTCCTAACAATTCTTTTTCGCCTGTCTCTGCACCAGAGATTAACGAAGCACGACCTCGTTTCTTTCTCTTTAAAGCCTTAGTTCTTGCATCTTCTTTCACTTTCAAGTCTGCTAGTTCTTGCTTTTGAGCCTTTTGTGCTTCAAGTTCTGCTGCTGATGGTCCTTTTGGTTTACCACCGAAGTGTGCCTCATCTATTCTTAATCCATCTATCATTGGTACTTTACATTTAAACATCATCTTACTTTCCTTTCGTAGTGTGTGTAAGTCTTAACTCCAAGCTTCTTACTTATTTGTGAAGCCTCAGAGTGTTCATAAGCGTTTGTCGCAACTAACATTCCTTTTTCCTGTGCTTTGGATAACCCTTGTTGGTATAGCAGGTAAGCACTTCTTCCTTTTCTATACTCTGGCTTTACGAAGATTACCTCAGCGTGATAATATGGCTCTACTATTCCGCCCATTGTATCAATACAACATACACTAAAGCCTGTTAATTCTAAACCGTTTTCCGTCACTATTATATCATATCCCCACTCTTCCCAATTCGTTATAACATCATTGAAGTTTTGAAGTGGCTTTATTTCGTGGTTGAGTAATACTTCTTTAGTAGCCTCGTAATACATAAAAACTACTTCTTCTTTATCTGATAGTTTGTACTCTCTTAGAAAAAGTGTTTTACTTGGGATTTTCGAGACTGAATCCCTATTTTGTGGGGTTTGCTTTTTTACCATGCTGATCCCATTTGTGCTTGAACTGAGCCTTGCATCATTACTGAACGAGGTCTTACTTTTCTAAAGAAGTGAAGTGCTACACTATCCGACTTATCAGGTGAGCGACCTATCTCGTCTTTGATGTCGTCTTTAGCTACTAATTGTATCTTGCCATTTGTCTTATTATAGAAGTAAGTAATCGCTAGTAGTTCCTCTTTGAGTTCCTTATCGTTGGGGAGTTTACCGCCATTCTCTACAAAGTGTTTTAACCCAAAGTACATCTCTGAGCGTTTGTTCTGATAGACTTTTTCTTCTTCTGCTCTCATAGATACATTTGCTTCTATTAAACATCTCACACCCATTTGCTCAAGCTTATCATACACTCCTGCACCAACTCCGATTGTATCAACTGCTACACCATCAAAAGGTCTTGTTCTAAATTCATTATCTACTGTAGTTGCAAGTTCTGTTGTGCTATAGCCCTTGTATTCTTTAATGTCGTATATCTTGTAACCCTTACGCTTAGAGATTACACTTTTATCTTTACCATATCTTGCAACATCTACTGCAAGTGTCTCTACTCCGGTATCATCTACACCCATAAAGTCGCCATCCATTGCTCTCTCTATATCTGAATAAGCAAATAATGCTCTATCGTCACCCTCTCTTGGTATGCCTAAATAGATATGCTCATACTCATCGTAGTCTTTTTCTTTTTCTTCGTTTATTACTTCTTTCATTGTTTCTGAGAGGAAAGGATTTTCATCATAGTTGATCTTGCGTATGATTGAGTTTCTTTGCGGTTTCTCTACAAAGTTTTGGAATACGAAGTCATTGCGGTGTTGTGGATTGAATAGTACGATTATCTCTGAATGCTCTTTACGAATAGTAGGGTTGATTATATCCCATTGCTCTTTAGTGAGTGCGTGTGCTTCCTCTATGTAGCAAATATCAATATTCTCTGTTGATTTGATCTCATCGACATTCCTTGAAATACCCATAAACTTGAATGTTGAGCCTGTTTTGTGGTGTCTTATCTCTGAGATAGTGAACTGGAACTCTTTTTGTAATCCCTCTTGATAGATCAAGTCTTTGATAAGTGTGTAGATTGATTGTCTGATAGAGTTTTGAAGTTGTCTTAGGCAGAGTATGTTTAGTTTGACCTCTCTTGAAGCCATCATTGTATGTGTTGCTGCGGAGTAACTTTTACCGCTACCTCTACCACCATAGAGTATCTTTAGTCTTGATGGTGTTTTCCAAAAAGGTTTTAATCCCTCTATACAGACAAGTTTACTCATTGGTTTCCTCGTATAGTGACTTCATTCCTGACTTAACCTCATCTACCTCTGCGACTTCTAACTTCTCGATATAAACGCCTTCCATTTTGTTTAGCAAATCAACCGATTTAGTGTCTCCCTCTTCTGCCCACTCTGAAAGTAATACTTTACGCTCATCAATAGACAAAATCTTCTTACTAAACCTCTGTTTCCTTAGTTCTGCTATCCTTATACTGACATTAGAGTTTTGCAATACCTTGTGGGCTTGTACCCATATTGAGCCATCGGACTCTGTTTTAGAGTCGTAGCATTTACGGTATGCTGCACTTGCATTGCCTTTATTTAAGTTATATTCTATAGCGAAAGCCTCTTGCTTATCTGTTAGCTTTGCCATCACTTCTCATTATTTTAAACTTGTATTTCTTCTCTTCAACATTCACTAAAGCACCTATTCTTTTTCTTGCTTCTTTGTAGTCTACTCCATAAGGGCATTGGCATACAAGCAGTTTATTATGCTTCCAAAAAATGATTGGGAAAAATTTAGTCATCATTTCTTATTCCTTAATTGTAAATAACTTAGATCTTCTCTTAATGCTCTATTCTCTCTCTTCAACGATTTGATAGTTTCTTCACTTTCCCTTTGTTTCTTCTTAGTATTATCCCAAAAGATTACATCAAGTTCTGTCTCAAGTATTACATTAACTAGGTCTTTGCCTATATGTTCAACTATCATAATGTGCCTTTAAAGTAATAAACACTTACTGTTGGCGATACTCCGCCTGTTAATGTTGAGATGTTTACTTTTATTTTTGGTACTGCTTTTCGTATAAGATGAAACATTGATATTCCGTTAGCTATTTCTGTTGAGGTTAAAGTGTGTTCAAATAGTTCTGAGTAGTTAGAGCCATCTAATGTGCCTAAGATTTGAATAGTTACTGCTGTAGGGCTTCCTGTTGTTACAACTTGGAAAGAGTGAGTGTCTTGTCCTGTGTCTTGGCTTTGAGTTATTGAAGTGCCTTGACTTTCTCCGGTTGTTGTTGCTTCGTCAATTAAAGTTATCATTTATCCCCCCTCAATATGACCTTGAGCTTTCATAGTGAAAGAATCAAGTCCTGTTAAATCATCTTGGATAAAAATACTTAATCTATCACCCTCATCGCCATCTAAGCGAACAATCGCACCAGTTTTAAAAAAAGTTCCTCTTCCTGATGTACCATAATCGCCGCCTCCTCCACTTCTTGTGTCAAACACTAAATCAAACATATCTGTTTTTATGCTTTCGTTTGTTTTCCAATTAGTGAAAGTTCCAAAGCCTCCACTCACACTTGCTCTCATAAATATACCATTTGTAAGAGCAGTTATTCCGCCAAACTTCCCTAAATCTCCTGCTGTTCCGTGAGACATTGAAAATAAAATCCTCATCAAGTGCCAAACTTCCCCCTCTGGAGGAGCTACCCAATACTCAACTGGATCAGCTATTGTCCCTGCAAGTGACCTTATATCAAGGATTGCTTTTTCTAGCGGTGTTCCTATGGGATGGGCTAAATCTAAACGACGATCCAATGTAATTGTATTTGTTGCTATTGATATTATTTTAGGATGAGTTATTTCGTGTTGCCCATTTCCAATATGGATATTGTCTCCTACTGCGAAACTAGAGGCATCTGCTACTTCTATCTGATATTCTGTGCCATCTCCTGCCGTTGCAACTGCTAGTGTTGTAGTAGTTCCGGTATGCCTGTTAAACTCTTTGTTTATTATCTCGTGGTGTACATGAGCATCGTGAGTATCAATAGCTCCCCTACTAGAAGATATCGGGTTTCCATAGCCATCAGTTAGTCTTATTTCGTTGCCATAAATTTCGCTACCCATCAATCAACCTTTTTGAAGTTTTTGTTAATCGGTTTCATAAATGGATAAAAACCGCCTGGAACTTTCACAACTTCGTATGTTTTAACACCATCTGAAACTTTATCTTTTTCGTAAATCTCTACATCTCCAAGCTTTACACCTGAATATTCTAAAATGTCAATGTTTTCTAGTTTTTCTTTGTATATGAAGATAGGATTGGAGTCTGGTTTAACAAGTTTTACTATACCGCTTTCAAAGTCTATTGCTTTAATTTCTGTGGTATGGTTTTGTTTTTTGTTAAATGCTTTTAGTTTCATAAACATATTATACCATAAAGTGTTTTATGTTTTTAAATAGCCTACTTCTTTGGCTCTCTCTAGCATAACACTTAACTCTTCAGGTTTTAATTCTTTTTCGTGTGAGAAATCCGATATATCCCATTGAGTGTTACTTATTTCAAAATGTACTGTATGAAAGTAGCAACCTTTGGCTTTTATGTAATCTCTCTCATATGTTATTCCTGGATAGTCAGATAGCTTTGGCAATATCTCATCAAATAATGAAACTCCTGTTGTTGCTACAACTCCTGCTACTACTAAACCTTTTAAAAAATCTCTTCTTGTCATCTTTTTTCCTTTTGTTTTACTATAGGGTATTTTGGCATTTACAGCCCTACTTTACGAGGTTTAGATTTCTCCACTTCGTAACTCGCTCATCTCTACCACCGCATCATCTATCCTAATCAGTCTGCTTTCTCTTTCATCCACAGCTTTCATAAATCTGTCTTTTACAAAACTGTTTGCATCTGATATGCTTATGGTTCTCTTTAAAGACTCTAATTGTCTTGTTCCCATCTTTTGTATATTTTCTATTAGTTTGTTCTGTTGTAATTTAGTCATTGTTTAACCCCTCTTAAGTTGTCTAATAAGATTAAAGCACATTCTATGTCTTTTATACTTCTGAATGTCTCTCCACTATCAAAACTAATTTCAAGTGTTTTTTGGTCTGCACTTTCTAAATCACAAGCACAGCCCTCTGAGTGAAAAACTCCAAATTCAAACCATTCTTTTTGCCAATTTACTTTTACTCTTAATACAATTAACTCATAAACTTTACCTTGTTCATCTATCCCATGTATCGGCTTCTTTGCTTCTTCATATGTGAGTTCTGGTTCAACTTGTGTATTGTTTGCACTTGTTGGCTCACTATCTTTTTCCATTTCTCTCTTATCTTCTTGTAAACACATAATCTCTCCCTCAATTTTTAAAATAGTAACACAATAAACACTAGAAGTAATTGACCTTAATCAAGTTTTTGTGATCTAACATACTCTTGATGAACTTTTATTCTATATCTGTTCATCATTTGGACTTTTTTAAGCCGACTTTGTTTTTTACGTTGTTGAGGTGTCATTATATATATTCTCCCTCATCTCCACAAAAGAATCCACAATCAGGAATTAATATCTTTTGCTTTCTCCCTCTGTCTGGGGCTAACTCATCTAAAAAAATACGACCTTTTTCATCTTTAATGCAACTTCTCCCGACTACTCTTTCAAGTTTTGCCATTCTTTCAAATGTTTCAGGAAAGTCATTTCTAATAGCATTCCAATAACCCATTCCACCTTTAACGCAACCAATGCAGTTATTGTTTGGATAACCAAGTTTATACATAATTGGTATTTCAATTCCTACATTTTGCAACATTGCCAAACAATTCTCTTTATTTAGTCTGGCTTCAATTAGTGGGAAAATAGGATTAATTTCTTTTGGCAATCTCTCTGACCTTTCTATTTCTTTTTCTGTAAACTCGAAACCAAATATATGACCACTATTTTCTACCTCTTCTTGGATTCTCTCTCTAAGTGACCTTTTTAGTTCGCCAGTACACCTTGCACCTTTTGCACCATTCACATATTTTGTTTTTGAGATTACTTCAAACTGGTCTTTATATTTAGAGGAAGAGGCTCTTTCTATTTTCACTCCATACCATTCTTCACATTCCCTAATGAATCTTTCATTGTCAGGATGAGCTGATTTTATTTCAAAATAAAAAACTCTTACATTGTCAGCACCGTATCTATCTATTGCAATTTTACAAGCAATCGCAGAAGTAGCACCACAACTAAACCATAATAGTTTCATCTTCATTCCCTTATCATTTAATAACTAATCTCTTTACTGACTAATTAATTTTTTAACTCTGATATTATTTTCTGAATCGTTTTGTAACTAAGCGGTTTATCTTTGTAAGATGTTTTGCACTTAGTCGGACTTTTCTTTTTTAGATAGTGTTCTATTAGGTCTTGAGGGTTAGGCATTATTTTTATACCCGTCACATTTAATTACATTATCATTTCCATATCCATTTCCAAATACCATTTTTGATTTGCATGTGGCAAATTCTAAACTACAAGTATCACATAAGTTTATTTTAGTGTCTATGCTTACTAAAGAATACAAATCACAAGTTGTTTGATTAAGTTCTTGTAATTCTTTTTCATGTGCGTCAAATATTGTATCAACAATTAAGTCGAAATTATCAAGGGTTATTGCTTTATTACAGTCCTCTATAGTTTCGATACTATATTCAGGATATAACCATTTTAAATCTTTTGCATATTGTCTTTTCATCTTATGCCTTCTTGTAGTGTTCTGAAATTTCTTGCATTTGGTCATCATTTAATGTTGATATAAAATCATCCATATTCATAACATCATAAATACTATTTAAAATTTGTTTCACATCGTCAATATCTGTAGTCATTTGAATATGTAATTCAGCATTGTATGTTTTTGAAATAGTCATATATGAATTATCTAATTTAATGTCTAATTCCATTTTAATATCCTTGGGTAATTGTGAGTTGCTTAAGCATACTTATGGCAACTTATGTTTATATCTCTATGAGACACTTTTCAACATTATAACAACTATCGAAATTCACTTCCTTGATGCAAATCAAGAACCAATCATTTTTTGAACTTTTGAACATTCGATTGCACCTGTGTAACTTTGCGAATATTCCACCGCATTTTTAAACGCTATATTGAATTTATCTTTATTTCCCATTCTATGTCCTCTTTTAATTTTTCTTTCGGTCTTTCGTTTGTATACTCTGTGCAGTAGTTATACCAGTTGCTTGGTTCAACTTTGCAGTGAGCAATCTTATGGCAATCTACACAATATGCGGCTAAATCAGTTAATAACTCCATCCCTATTCTATCGTATGTTAAATGATGCACTTCCATCGCTCCCTTTTTCCCACCACAACCCTCACAAGTAAAATTAGCTTGCTTGAGTTTTAAAGCTTTTTTGAATTTCCATTCGCCTGATTTTAAATACTCTTGGTATCTATTATATTTAATACTCATTTATCACCTCATAGTTGGCATAGAAACATTATCGCTATGCTCATAGACTGTTTCTTCAACATTGTAAGTATTTCCGTTTAAAACAGTCTTTCCGTACATATCTAACCTCAACGACAAAGAGAAGTTATTTTCATCTTGTCTATTTTTTCTGCAAATAAGATTTCTTGCTTTAGGATTCTTTTTATCCAAGTAGTAAAACAATGCTAAGTCTGTATCATATAATTGATCGCCGCTTCCTTTGAATGCCATTCGCCCTGTTTTATCATCATCTTCACTTACTTGATTAATTAAGAATATAATAATTTCATTCTCTTGAGTAAGTTTAGAAAAAGTTGATGAAATCTTTGAAAACTTTTTGTGATCTTCTTTTTCTTCTCCAACTTCTATTTTCATTTTTGAGTCAATCGCAAAAAACTTAACACCTTTTTTTGAAGCACTTAATATTTCATCAACGATGTGTGATAGCTCTCTATCGTCATTGTGAATCATCATATTTTTTCTTGCGTCATCTGTAAGAAGTGTTTTTGAAAATCTATTAGCAATTCTTCTATCGCCCATTTCAAAATTAAAAAACATTACTTTTTTGTAGTTTGCTATATTGCTAAGTATTTCAATAACAATATGTGTCTTACCTGCAAAACTTGCTCCTGCTAGTTGTATAAAGCTGCCGATTTCAATACCACCGTTTAAAACTCTATCTAGTGGAACTACTCCGGTTTCATATCTTGGTATTGATGGTCTACTTTCTACATCTTTGATTAATTCAAAAGCACTTATAGCCTTAGTTGCTATTTTGTTATTTCTTCTAAGCTTGTTTAGCTCTACCTTTTTTTCAAGTAGTTGTGATTCAATCTTCCACTTGTCTGCCCCATCTGCATTATCAAAATCAACATAGAGTGATCTTATTTTTGCTTCTAGTTCTTCTTTAAGTTTTAATATCTCAACCATTTGAGCCTCCCCAGTAATCAGCATCACATAATGGCTCTTGTTCCATAGGTGCTATTTCGTCAGTCCATCTTTTGTTATTTAGCCAAGTAGAAGCCATTGGTATAAATTTGCCGTTATCTTTTCTCCACGACTCTGAAAGAGAGTTAAGTTTTATTATTTCAACTAAAGAGTTTATACTAGGCAACTCTCTGTATATTTTACTAAATGATTTTTTAGCAGCTTCTTTAGATTGTTTTTTTGGATATGCACTCCAAAACATAATAAAGTCATTATCACTCTTATTCTTATTATCTTTCTTATTCTTATTTACTGCTTGATTTGCTTTAGTTTGTTTGCTATTGGTAGCATTTGCTTGATTTGCTACTCTTTGCTTTCCGCCCATTGCTCCTGCTTGTCTACGGGCTTCAACGGTCTTTTCGTATTTTTCGTCATCTCTTATAAACTGATTTTTAAATTGAGAAAAAGCAATCTTTACAATAGAGCTTAGTTCAATTTCGATGTCTTTTTGATAAGAATAAATAGCATAAAAAAGTTCGCCTCTCTGTTCGTTTGATAACTCTTCTAATACACAAAGAGAATCAATATGAATTAAAAATGATTTTTTCATAATTAATTTTCCATTTTATGTTGCATTATCATTGAAATATAATGCTTAAAAGATGCAAGAGTAATTGCCCATTCTGTCATTAAATGTAAATACTCTGTCTCTTGAGAAATACCTTTTGGCAGATTATGTTTTTGAAGAAATTCTAATACTGTATATTCAGTTACTGGAACTTCATCCTCTTTCAGTTTCTTACAAGCTCTGGCAACTGCTTTGTGAATAGTTAGATCAAAAAGTGCTTCTTCTAGTGAAGTTTCTAAAATCTCTTTATTTCCAAATTCTTCAGCATTTATGTAGCCACCTAAGACTTTTCTCTGTATATCGAGTAGTAAATCTTTTTGCATTTCGTTTCGACATTTTGAATTTAAGTTAAATTTTGATTGATTAGAATGAAGCTGAAGTTGTCACATTCGGTACTTCTTCTAAAAGATAACTCAACTTAACCACCCATAAAGAGTGGCAAAGGAAGTACCTTAGCTGTGACTGGCTAAGTTGACTCATCTTGTTATGTTAAGCACATAACCTCAGTATGTTTCCATTCTAAGAAAGCTATATGCTAGGTTGATTGTAATTATACCCCAACTAAATTAAAAAGTAAAGGGGTTTAGAGATTTGCTTCATAAAAAGCTTTAGCAAAGCCTTGGCTGCACATTGACCTTAAATCCATATCACTTTTAATTTTACTTATTGCCCATTCAAATTCAGGAATTTTAAGCACATCGTTTTTATGCAGATAGGCAAGACATGGCTTATCTCTGTCTTTTCTTTTCCATAGAGAGCTTATTTTATTAGGCACATCTTCCCATTTTTCATATAAAGGCTCAGGCATATTAAAATTTCCCCATAGTGCAGTTTGCTTACTCCAAGGGCTTCCATAATGCCAAGGCTGATATATGGATTTTGGTTTGCCTAATTCACTTCTTAATGTTCCTTTCGCTGGGTTTTCTATTACCCAGAAAACAGGGTCACATTCATTTATGATTCTCTTACATTCGTTAACAAGAAACATTTTATCAAACTCAGGTTCATCTTGAAAAAGACCAGTGCTGCAAAGTGAATCTTTTTCAAAACCGTGAATTGTTGTGAATCCTCTACACACAGGGTTGGCAAAGACACCATAAACATTAGAGGGTGGAGTAAAGTTTTCAACACCTATATCAGAACCTATCCTAATAACTTCATAATCACCATCAAGTTGATAATATCTGCTATCGCTTCCTAAATCTGCACATAAATGTAATATAATTTTCTTCATTTCTCGCCTCTTTTCCATTCCATATATTTCTTTTTTGTTTCATTAAGACTATAATGAAAATCAGTTGTGTGAGAAGTTATGCAGCCATATCCACAACATTTCTGGTCTGTTGTTATTACTACTCTATCGTTAAAAACTCTATAATCTAAAATATTTTCCCAACAAGCTAAAATATCATCACTAAACATTTTCTTGATTAGCTCCAGTGCCTTATCATGATGTTTTTTCTTTTTTAAAAAACTCTCTAAATTCATCTATATCTCCTCAACCAATATAACAAGTTCACTTTCATCTTGATCTAAATGTTTAGCGACTTGTATCATTTTAGCTCACTTATAACTACTTCTATTCTAGGATTAACAGAATAAAGCTTGTACGCTGTTTCGTGGCATACTTGGCTATCGTTATCAAACGCTATGCCCTCTAAAGCATCTTTGACACCTTTTATCAGATTATCGGTGTCAGGCTTCTTTATGTGCCATTCTCCTGCAAGCGCTTCTTGTTTCTTTTTAGATAGTGATTTTGGAATCGGCATATAAAAACCTACTTCTAATTTTATCGCACCTTTGTAGTGAGTTTTGCACACACTTTTTGCTATTAGTCCTAAAGCTCTTTTGTAGATACGGTACTTTTCAGGGTAATACGCTCCGTGTTTTCCTACTCTTGGTCTTGGCGTAGCTTGTGGGGTTATGTTGAAAGTCATTTTGCCACCTCTATTGTATCTAAATGCTTTTCTGATATTTTTATAGGACTTTGCATAACTGCTCCATACTCAATAAGAGAAATAAATCTATCCTGTTCATCTTTACTTAATAAAACTTGTCTTAGTTTTTCATCTCCATCAATCTCAACGAAAATAAATGCTTTTGTGATCTTCATAACTGCACCCTCTTAAAATCTAAATCTTTTTCAATCAAATCATCTCTAAGCTTTCTAAGAATTGCTAAGACTTCGACATTTCTTTTTTTGACTTGTGACCTTACTGTTTTTGTGAACTCAGCTTGGGCGATAATCAAATCGTTAAGGTTAAAGCTTGGAGTAGAACATTTATATCCCCTATTGTCGATAATCATTATATCTTTGACTGTAACGGTTTTGAAGTAGATAGCTTTGTTTTGAATGGTTAAGATGTCTTTTTCGGATATGAAATTATCCTGGAATTTCTTTCGATATACTCTCATTATAATCCTTTCAATTCTTCAAGAATTAAATTACTAGGCAAAAAGTCGTAACACATATAACCACTTGAAAAGGTTGTCTTCTTTTCTGTTGAACCATCTGGTTTTTTAAAATGAATCCTCTTGTCAAATTTCAATAATTGCATTTCAACCCCAGCATCATAAAAACAAAAAGCTGGGTTCTTATCATTCAAAGAGGCTAATGTCATTAAAAGTGCAAAGGGTTTATTAAAATTTAATGCTCTCTCAAAAAACTGTCTCTTATTTTTAAAAGGTGGGTTGCTTACGATAATATCCCATTCAATGAGAGGCTCATAATTAAAGAAATCTTCACCATCTTTAATGTGGCTATATACAACAGTATTTGTTTTGCTTATTTGTTTAACAAATTCACTATCTAGTGTATCAAAAGGACACCACACAACAGCATCTTTAGGTATGTACTTTAAAATAGGCTTTACTCCATAATCAGGTGTGTAACTTTCATCGTTCCCTACTTTGTTATATAAAACTTTTTGGCTATCCATTTTCGCCCCATCGTCTTTTAGGTCTTGTTGCCCAAAGTAAAACTCCAACCATTATAAGTATTATTGTTTCTATCATTTTAACCCTTTTATTCCGTATTATAGCAGTTTCAAACTTTTCTAAGAGGAAGAACATAATATGCCCTTGCCACTATGAAGCCTTTGCTGTTTACTGTGAAGCGGTATTTTAGCATTTTAGTTACTTTTATTTTTTTGTCAACAAATCAGGTTTTTGTGCAACTGCGATTAGTTTAGTCAGCCCTTGCAAATCAATATCTGAACTACTGCCACTTTCAATGTTAGAGATAGCGTGTTTTAAATTATCCTCTGTGGTTATTAAATCGCTACCAATATCCATAATACCCTTGTTAAGTTCGGCTAATTGCTTTTGCAATAAATCTATATCTCGCTCACCAATACGCTCATACTCTTTAATAACTGAATCTCTTGGTATCATATACCCGTAAGGCGTCATATCATCAGTCATTAGTTCATCTAAAACAACTATTTGATAATTTGTCCCATCATCAACTAAATACAGCCCTGCTTTTTTTGGATAATCACTTCTTGGTGAACTTATCGGTAGTTTTAAACTATCCTGTACTAATATCGCTTTCATTTTACTTCTCCAATAATTTATGATTACCCAAAGCAATCACTAAACACTCTGAACGGTCTTTTTTTACCGCACTATATCCAACTCCGTGTATGAGTCTATGACACTCAACACAAATGTTTATCATCGTTCTATCATCTTTTTTACTGCCTTGTTCAACGTGATGAGGATAATCCAAATCTTGAGAAACTTCGCAAACTTGACAAGCACCAAGATTAAGAATGTCATAAACTCTTTGTTGCAACTTCTCCTTTTCAAACCTTACCGGCTTATTAGGATTTAAAGATTGAGTACGCTTTTTTGCTTTCACTTTCGGCTTTAACCTTTTACTGCTAGTCTGTTGTTTTTTTGATAGTGGCATCTTTACATCTTCTCAAACACATATGTTGAATTTTTAGTTTTGACTTCCATAGAGATTCCATCGTTTATAATGCTCTCTACTCTGCTGCTTCGTACACCTTGAAACCTAAAAACTATTCCATCGTAATTAAACACTCCTGTTTTTCCAACAGCATTAACGCCATAGGAACTTTTGTTATCTAACTCTATTAACTTAAACATTTTCTCCACTTCCTTTCTCTAACAATTCAATCAACCGTTCAACTTCTTTGGTGTAAAACTCTTTTTTCTCAAGTGCTAACATTAGAGCATCTTGAGTTTTTTGTCTGTCGGTCATAGCTAGAACGGTATGCTTTGCTCGTCTATATCTATCTCTGGCACACTATCTTTCGGCACTTGTTCGTAAGATGTAGGCACTTGGTTAGCTTGTGGCGATTGTTGTTGATAACTCTGAGGTTGTTGCTGCTGTTGAGGCTGTTCTTGATTATCGCCCTTGCTATCCAACATTTGCATTGTTTCGACCACAACAGAGTGCTTAGACCGTTTTTGACCGTTTTGGTCTATCCAAGAGTCGAAATTAAGTCGACCTTCCACTAAAATCTTTGAGCCTTTTCTAAGGTACTGATTTGCAACTTCCGCTGAACGAGCAAAAAAAGTTATATCAACAAAACAAGTTTCAGTTTTCTTTTCGCCATTTGAAGTAAATTTACGACTTGTAGCGATTGCAGTATTAGCTATACCCATACCGCTTTGACTGTAGCGTAACTCTATATCTCTTGTGAGATTACCTACTAAGATTATTTTATTGTAGCTCATTATAATTCTCCTCTAAAATCAATATCAGGTATAATTGTTTGCGGTTTAAATATCACTCTGTAATGGTACGCACTAACATCTTTACTTTTTAGCTGTTCGGCAAAATATGTGACATTATCAGATAATCCTAAATAATGCTTTTTATATTCATCTTCGCCAGTTTTACAAATTACTGCAACTCTACTTGATTTTGGCTCTATAGAACACTTACCATTGATAGAGAGCATATACTCGCCAGTTATTCCATTATAAAAAACTATTCGTCTGTCGATTTCAAACATATCAGATGCTTTTGAAATATTTGACGATACTACTCTTGCATCAGAACAACCATTAACCATAAGCGCCATTAAGACAACCATCATTCCCATTATTACTTTTTTCATCTTATTTTCCTTTTATACATATCTTAAAATACTATCTATGATAGCTTTTCTTTATTTGGAAACGGTACACTAACGCCACACCGTTCCGACACTATAAGATTTAAATTGTCATACACTTTTATAACCTCATCTTTGTTTAACTTAGCAGAACTTTTTTTATTGATTACCGCCTCTTGTATTGGTCTCCATAGCATTTCTTTTACTGCTGTTGGTGTCCACACTACTGTAACTTTTAAAAGCTTTGCTACTGTAAAACCTCCCTTGTTTAGTTCATCACTTAGAAGTGAGAAGTATTTGTGCATAGCACTGTTTTGTTTGATCGTTCTCATATCTAAGTTTTTAACATCAGCTTCATAGATTGCACCAACTTTTAACTGTGAAGCATTTTCTCTAGCTTCATTATCAACTGGTAAAAAAGTTAAATCTTCTGTTAGGATTAGTGCTATTTTCATTTACTTAGAGTTCGCCATAAATTCAGCTATCGACTTTTTGCTTTCAATTACTTTTTCAAGTGTTTCAATAGCATTATTAAAGTTAGAACTATGTAATTCCATCGGCTTTTGCATACTGTAAATATTACAAAACTCTTGAAGATTAAGATTGTTATCTTGGATAAGTTTCATAATCTCTGAATTTTGAGCCAAGTTAATAGTTATCTTTTCTTGGAACTCTTCGCCCATGTAAAGATTTAAACCAAGACCAAACATTGCAAAGTTTTTAACTAAGCATCTCATAGTAGCTGTGTTAATATCAAACATTGAAGCAGCAACCACTTCTTTATCTTCATAATTCCCATTAAATTTTGCATTTGGGTAAACACCCTCATACTTTTTAACTTTATATGTATAAGCCTCACGCTTTAACGCTTTATTTGCACCGTCAAGAACTGGAAGCCACATTGATAGAGTTTCATCGTTTACCGTTACCTCTGTTCTAATCATAACCCCAAAATCATCTGTAAAATAAGGCATACCATCAACATTGCATAATACTTTATAGTTTGCATCAGGGAAAGTTGTTTTTATCTTCTCCCACGCATAAGTCCAACTCAAATATTTCTGAGCTTGTTTGCCTTTACCTTTTGTTTCAACCTTGCTAGTTATATCAAGATTTAAAAGTTCTTCAAAAGTAGTGTTTTTAGTTTCCATCTGGACTCCATTTAATATGTCTAACTTTATTGTCTATAATCATATCAACAAGAGTTACAATATCAACACCATCATCATTTAAGAGTTTATCCAAATCAACAAAAGCTTCATTCTCATATTCAGCCTTAAGGTGTATATTTTTTTGCTCTGCTTCTTTAGCTTCTTTCTTTTGTCTTTCCAGCAACTCGTCAGCCTCTTTATCCGCTTGTTTTAAATCAGCCTCTTCCTGAACAGCTCTTTGACTATCAGCAAACTCTTGTTTTTCACGCTCAAAATCTTCACGCTCTTTATCAATTTTGGCTTGTTGCTCTTTTTGACGTTCCAATCTTTCAGCTTCATCTTCTTTAGCTTTTACATTGGCTTCATCTTGAATCTTTTGAGCGTTTTCTACTAACAATTGATTTTCTATCATTTGCTTAAGTTGAGATATTGCTGCATTATATAGCTCAATAGCTTCATCATAAAATTCTTCAAAATGTTCTCTATCTGGGTGTTCCATCAAATCTAAAAATTTTGATATTGTTTCAGAATCTTTATTTATGCAAAGAGCAGGCGTATCTTTCAAGGCATTTAAAGACCTCTTAATCTCATCAACTCTCAACTCTTCTGCTTCTTCAGCTTCACGTTGTTTTCTAGCTTCGTTTTGATCAACTTTATCTCTCTGAAATTTTAGCTTTATTTCAGTATCAGCAATAATCGCTTGAAGTTTTTTTGCAAAAGCATCAACATTTTTACCAAAAGTAAACGCAGGATCTTTTATCGCTTTACGAGTTTTTTCTATCTGGTTACGCTTTTTAGATAATTCGATATGACCATCTCTTACAATTTTGTACTGTGCTGCAACAATTTCATCATCTGCATCAAGGTCAATGTTTGGAACATCTTTATATTTTTCAACTAAGGCAACTAAATCATTTTCAGCCACCGGATATTTAATATCTCTTAATATTGGAGCTTTAAACTCATCCTCTACTATTTCCGCATCTACTGTGTTATCATCTTTCATTTTACTTCCTCCACTTTCACATCATATTTCATCTCTAAATAATCAACAAGCTCATCATAATCAAACTCATTCATCAACTTTTGCTGGTCAGCATACGACATAATATCTCTGATTTCCAACTGTTCTATAAAGTCAGGCGAAACATTACTAAGCTCTACACTCATAGTGCCACCACTTTCACACGAAACATTGTTTATGCCTTTACAGCTAATATCTAGTGATTTAGACATTAGAACCACCTCTTAGAGCATCTATATATTGACACTTCAAATTTTCTTAGTAATCTTTTCACTATAAATCCTTTGCTTGTTCAGCTAAATGTTCAGCATAATCTTTTTCTAACTTACGATAAAGTTTAGCTCTCCAAGTGTCTTTTTCTTTTGACCAGTTCGCCATTGTCGGTTTTGGTATTCCAAAGAATTCCGCTACTTCATACGACTTAAATAAGTTCGCCATTTTCATCCTTTTTCTATTGATATGTTGAAATGATACAATAAAAATATTTTAATGTCAAGCAATTTCTTTAATTTGGATTAAGTTTGTTTTAGTTATACTACTCTATATGGAAATTGTGAAATTTGTGCAGATTCTTGATACGCATCAAGAAATTAAATCTTTTTCTGTGTTACAATTTGAAAATAAAGGATTAATTATGACAGTTAAAAAATGGGATACGGGAGAGATTATATTTGAGAGCGAGTGCAGTTCGTGGAGAGAGCTATTAGAAGAGGGATTAAAAGCTAAAGAAAGTTTTTATCGTGCGAACTTGAGAGGTGCGGACTTGAGAGGTGCGAACTTGAGAGGTGCGGACTTGAGAGGTGCGAACTTGAGAGGTGCGAACTTGATAGGTGCGAACTTGAGAGGTGCGAACTTGATAGGTGCGAACTTGAGAGGTGCGAACTTGATAGGTGCGGACTTGAGAGGTGCGGACTTGATAGGTGCGAACTTGAGAGGTGCGGACTTGAGAGGTGCGGACTTGATAGGTGCGAACTTGAGAGGTGCGAACTTGATAGGTGCGAACTTGAGAGATGCGAAAGTTATTGCCCATCATTATTTCGATAGACTTTACAAATATCGCTCATCTATGATAGTAACAGAAAAAGAAGTAATTATACAAATGGGATGCTTCACAAGGACAGAGAAAGAATGGCGAGAGGATTTTTGGAACAACGATAGCGAGTTCCCTAAAGATTCAGAACAAGGGAAAGAGAGACTTCAAGCGTTTAACAAGATGATGAAGCTTTTAGATAAAGATGTTTTGGAGGGTTGATTATGAACGGAGTTAAACTAATAATAGACGACAAAATAACCGACTACAACGACAAAATGGATTATGCTTTAGAAAA